GGCCGACCTGTACGAAGCGGAATTAAAACAGCGTTCGAACCCCGTTAAAACCTTTTTCACAGGGCTCGGCATCGGGATAGCGATAACGGTATTAGGAATGATAATCATCAAAAACAAATTGAAGAATGGCAACTAAGAAATTCATATACGGCATAGCCGTCGTAAAATTCAACAGTAAAGAGATCGGCTACATCGAAAAAGGCAGCTGGGATTGGGGCGGCACAAAGGCCGAGAGTACGGACATCGAGGCCGAGCAGGTTCCCGATGCCCCGGTGTTGACACTGGCCAACAAGAACGCGACCATCGCGCCGACGTTCAACCTCATTCAGCTGGATTACGAGAACATCGCCGCCGTGCTGGGCGGCACGCTGGTAGGCTCGGTAGGGAATTATACCGGCTGGAAAGCCCCCACCGACTTGGTGGAACTTCGCGGCCCGTGGGAAATCCAGTTCGTCTCAGGTCAGACCATGAAGATCCCCAACGGTACCATTATGGCCAACTTGGGAGGCAAGCTGACGCTGACCGAGGTTTCCAAGATAGAGTGCCAGCTGAAAGTGAACAAGCCGGAGGAAGCGGATACCGCTCCTTACGAAATCAACGACACCCCATCGGATTAACGTATGGACGAGAAAGTCGCACGCCTCATACAGCGCGAGGGGGCGGCCGCCCTGTTGGACCGGGGCGTGTCCGTCCCCTTGAAGGATATCCGCCTCCCGTTCCGCAAACCCCTGCGCCTGCGGGTCGTCATGCGCCGCCCCCGGCTGGGCGGGCTTATTCGCTTGGCCCGGGTGTACCTCTCGTTAGGGGTGACGGCGGAACAGATGAACAAGTTTACGAAGGAGGAGGAAATGGCCTTTTTGGTGACCCACGGCAAACAGGTGAGCCGCATGGTGGCCTACACGCTGTGTCGCGGCTGGATCAGCCGCCGGCTGCTGGTCGGGGCAACGGCATGGCTGGTTCGCAACTGGATAGACACCGAGTATGTCTCGGCCGCCATGCGCAGCTTCGTGTTCCTGTTGGGCACCGACCCTTTTACGAGTATTATCAGATCAGCCGAGAGGACGAACCCGATGAAGCTGAGACTGAGCCAAAGAAACAAGGGGAGTTAAAGACGGTATTCGAGCCTTCCCATAGCCCCTTCGGATTTATCTGGCAAGTGGCCGATGCCACTGGCTGGAAGGTAAAGTACATACTGGAAGGTGTGAACTTCCAGACCTTGATTATGATGCTGGCAGACGCGCCCCGCTATATCCGAAAGAAACAAGAGGAGAAGAGCGCGGAGGACGAGGCCGCCGACATCGTGGGATTTTTCCAAAGCAATTTGAAGAGATAACATGGCAATGAAACCGGTAGAAGTAGAGATATTGATGAAGGACCGCCTGTCGGGGGCTCTCGACAAGGCCGGCCGCAAGGTGGACGAGCTGAAAGGCAAGGCGACCGCCGCATCGTCGGAAATGGACAGTCAAGCCCAAAGGTTGCGTACCGCCATAGCCGGGCTCACGGAGCAAATGGAAGAATTGCGCAGGGTCGGACAAAACGCCTCTCCGAACCTCGACCAGAGTGAAAACATGGCCGGTATCGAAGCGCTCGAAAAGCAAATCGCCGAATTGGAATCCCGGTTAAAACAGTTGGATGCGACCGCAGAGGCCACACAGACAGTCCCCCCGGAACTGCCCGCCGCCAAGCAGCAATTCAACGGCCTGCACATGAGTATCCAACAGATGGCCCGGGAAATGCCCTCTCTGGCT